TAGGTTTATAGAAAACCGGCATGCCGTGCTTGTCTATAAAACCTTCCATGTTCCATTCCATAGGAATAAACAAAGAGTACATACCACTTTTAGTTTGACCATTCGCATTCCTTTCTTTGGGATTAGAATCCTCATATAGCTTCTTAAAATTATTTCCTCCCTTGTTAAGCGCATTAGAGGTTGACCCCATTAAACACTTGCCGATTATCTTACTACCTAACCTCAAACAAGTTTTAGTGACCCTCCAATTGTTTAATATATTATTTGGCTTAATCCACTTCCCACTTTCATCATGCACTAGAAGCAAAAGCTTCTCACCGTCATAAGAGTTGTCATCTGTATTCTTCCAGTCAATAGTTGTGTCTAATCCATACAACTCATCATTAACGGTTTCATACATATTCTTTTTAGTAATCTTAGAAGCTGGTATCCTAAAAGCAAGCTCTGTTTTAGGTTTGTCCATACCATCCTGAATAGGTTTAAAAAAGAAAGGCAGCCTAGTGGATATAGGAACAACCTTGTCTGTAAACATTTTTTTAGCATCTGACCCCGTCTTAGATAGTATACCTACCCTAGAGTCTTTAGCTAATGAGCCTGTGTTTACACATTCAGAAGACCCCATAAAAGAAAACCCTGAACGTCTTATCTTTAAATAGTCCATTCCAAAACACCTATTGTCAGCTCGACAGGCCTCCCAGTATATAAAGAATATTCTATTAGCCTCTCTAAAGTCTGGATATCCAATATCAATACTAGTCCACTGCAGATACATGTAATGAGAACCCGTCATGTATATTGGAGTTCCGTTATTATAAAACCAATGTCCTAACTCTCTTTTATCAAACTCATTTTCTATGTAATCAACCCAATTACTTTTGAAATTATCAGGCATTTCATTCCATTGAAATATAGAAGATATTCTAGTAAGCTCCTTAGGCAGATCTTCTCTTTCCCAATACTGCTCTTCTTTTTTAGCAGACCTTTTATAAACATCTAACTTAGAGTTAGGGTGAACAGGTGGTTTTTTAGGCAACCCTATAATCAATCCATTAATAGATATAACCTCACCTAGCTCACCTGTTTTAGATATAATAACAAGGTCATACTTTTCATTATAACCATATAACCAAGTCTTGCCTGTGTTTTTTCTTTTTAAAACAGCAGGAGGTATGTATTTGTCTATCGTTTTGTATAAACTATTTTGATCTTCTTTCTGCAAATCCTTGTTTTGTTTTAGGCACTCCAGTGTTATTAGCTAGGTTTATATTGTCCTGCTCTAAATCTATTTTATTTAAAATATCAAACGCGTCAAAAATAGCTAGCTTCTTTGTTGCCGCTGCATTTTTTAATCTGTCTGCCGCCAACTCATCTTCAGGATCTGGCTTTATAATATCTTCTCTAGCAACTTTTATCAGCTGCTCTACAGCTTTTCTTCCTGCGCTAATTATTTGAATCTTTAGTTCTTCTGAATTCATTAAACTTTTTTTATAAACATCACCTGAGCTAACCTTGAGTTTTCACCCTCTCCAAAGTTTTCAAATATATTTCGTGAATGAGGAATCCGAGAATCAAACACAATCATTCGGTTGTATTCGGCGTAGAGCGTACACATTGGAGTTTCACCTTTATACAGAGTAGTGCCTGCTTGCTTAGGAAAAGTTTTATTTAAATACAAAACCACCGTCTTATCCCCCATCATCTCGTCAGTGTGAATAAAATTTGGTTCAACTTGATGCAAGCTAGATTGTCTTACAAAATTATAAGTTGTAACGTAATCTGGGAACATAGTCATTACAAAGCTTTGAAGCTCGTCGTGAGGCCTAGGCTGAATACCTTTAAAAACTTTATCTCCATCAGGAACATCAGCAAATCCTCTGCCTAATATATCATCAACATAAGCGTCAGGATCTTTTATCACATCATCTAAAGAAAATACAATCACAGCACCACAGTTATTTGATGATCATACATCCTATATAGCTTTTCTCCATCCACTTCAAACTCATATTCACTCTCTGGCTTAAAAGTTATTCGATCTCCTACGGATACACCCTGTTCAGACAGGTACTTGTTTACGTACTTAGCTGTTCCAATCAACGGCTCTTCCTTGAAGTTCTTATGTAAAAAAGACTCTTCTTTGTCTATAGGCTTTATAAAGCAATAACGATCGTGGCAATGCCACTTGTCATTATGCTTGTACATATAGAATTGATCGTTCTCCACAAAAAAAAGATCATCCTTAAAAAAACTTCTTCCGCTTTGCTGCCTTCCCTTCATGTCGTTATAAAACTTAAAAACATTGTGGTGTACCACAAGCAGGTCGCCCTCAACTATATCACCCTTATAACCCAGTGGTGTTGAGACAACTACGCCAAATCTATTAGATGCTAAGTGGTTTTCTTCAGAAGTGCTAGTAATGAACTCCACACCAGATAACTCTTTAGTGTTATTATATCGCCTTCCCTTTAAGGGTTTTACGATAAAGAAAAAAGGAGACTTCATTAAAAGTGAATATTGTATTCTATAGAGATCGGCATTACAGCATTAAACTCTTTCCATAAAAGAATTTCGTCTTTTTGCTGAATCCAAACTTTTATAGTATTTTCAGAAGTGTCTCTTTGTATTAGGTGAATAAAGTAGTTGCCTCCCAACACTTCTTGCCCCACTAAATAGTGCATAGCACTAGACTTATAGTCCGGGCCTATTGATATTTTTCTTATATCCATTATATTATATTTTACTATAATACAAAGATAGAAATAATTTATTGCGTTTTTCCCTTGATCTTTTCGTAGGTACGAAGCCCTCCAAGTCCTAACATCCCCATTAATACCGTAAATAAGGGTTCTGTTTCTAGTACAGGAAATTCTACTGTAGGATATATAGTTCTTATAATAGGAAACACTAAGAAGTGATAAGCAAATGCTAGGCTAGATGCCCAACCTACACTTGGCCTCCAGCCCGAAACAAACAGAGATCGGTGTTGCGCCTCTACTTGATTTATCTTAGTCTGTAATTCAAGTATCTGATTAGGGTCAAGCTCCTTTCCTTTGATAGCCTCCCTAAGCTCCATGGCGAGTCCACCTATCTTACTCTTACCGCTAGAGTTTCCGCTAAGTAGTGACATCAAGATTTTAAACATTACTTTTTCTTTAAATCAAAAATAGTGTCGAATGCAGCTGATCCTGCTAGACTAAGTTTGTCTATTATATCAGACTGAAGTGTTATTATCTGTGATTCGTAAGCGTCTTTTTGTTTTACTAGCTCATCTACCCTAGACCTTAAAGACTCTACTTCTTTTTGAAGAGCATTTACTTCATCTGGATTTCTTCCTATAATAGCATATATAACCACAGACAAAGACCCTACTATCATCCCTGTTATAGAGACAAAAATATCTTTATTGTCAGAAGGTATTGTGTTATTGGCTAAGTATAAAAGTAAAAATATAACTAATACAAAAATTCCAGTTGCTCCTAAGTAGTGTATTAAGTCTCTCTTTTTCATGCGGTAATAATTTTATAAGATGTTTTTCCGTTAATTTTTTCAGCCTTCAATATACGATTTCTATTTTCAGCTTCAGATACATAACTAACGTGTATCCAAGCTGGGTTTGAATCATTCCCAAACTCCCATATCATCTGATCAAAGTTTAGGTTATATTTTATATAATAAAACATTTCAGCATTTGTCTTGTATCCGAAGGTGTCGTCTAAATCAATTGCTCTACCCTGGCAATGCTGTGAGCGAGAGCTCCCGCCAATAGCAGTATTTAATTTTTCAGACCTGAACATGCTGTTTATTTTTATAGGACCATTTACCCAATCCCGCAAAGGCTCAAAAATATAAGTGGCTATGCCCACCATATTTCCAATCTCATAATCACCAGGAGTATTGTCTATGTTTAAACGAAGTGCTGTGTTAGATCTTACAGCTTCCTTATAAGTTATATGTTCACTTATTCTTTCCATACATCAAAAACCATTTGTGTATAGTATATCCTATAGATACAGTTAATAGTGTTATTTTAAGTATAACGTCAATGTTGGCCATAGATACAGCGAGAGCTAAAGAGTTAAGTCCGTATATCTTTATATCTGAGAAGCTCATGTTTTTTATTTAAGCAAATATAATGATTATTTATGAAAAAAAGGAAAGGGACATTTACCTTGATTTTTT